CGTCGTATACTCGATTCCTGTCCTTGCAGATTGAACAGGTCAATATATTTCAAATATAAATCACCGTGGGTGGGCAACACTGTTCCGGTATTCATACGGTAGTAACTGGTACCAATGTCTTGCCATCCTTGTGCAGAAAAGATATCAACAAACCGTTGATTCCAACTTGGCTGTGCACTGCGCATATCGCACATGTCACCTGTGAACTTGGTAGGATACCCTAGTGCAGTCCATTTGGCAACTAAACTTGTATCATTGAATGGTTCGTTGACATAGTCCAAGTTATTAAACTCATCATCCCAAAACTTGTACAGTTGATATTTTTTTACGGTATGCATTATTTTTGTCGAGTATTCCCATAGTGTACCACTTTAATACCGTCCATGGTCTTGGATATTTTTCGCCAAGGATCGACAATGACACTGCCTGGATGTATTGTACAATAAGGTTGTGTATCTAGTTGGTCGCCTGTGTATTCGTAAGTGATCTTGCGGTTGTGTGCCCACAAATAAACAGCAGGACCGTCAACTTCTGCAACAACGTCAGTGGCATCATCTGCCAACGGATCAACATACTTTACATCAATGCCACGCTGCTGGATGTAATGTCCAATCAAGGTCGAGTAGCTGCCAATACAATAAGGAACATCGGGTTTGTATGCCTTGCCGTGAATCACAATGGGCAAGTCCAATTCGAGTTGGCTTTGTGCAATTAAAAATTCTGCTAGGTTCTTTGCTTGTACTTCTCTAGCACTCATAACTGTGTCAAACAAATCGTAACCAATGTCATATTCCTCTGCAAGCCAACGTAGTGCAATATTGTCTCTAGGATGACAATTATGCACTACTAGTCCAGTATCTGCATTTATGTAAAACTGGTCATCGTTGACGGAATGGGTTGGCTCAACTTCTAAGTTGTACACTTTTCCAGTGTAGTTAATTTTTTCAATTTTCATAATTTAATTCCTAGTTTCCTTAATTTATCTTCAGTTAAGATCTCTATCCTAATGTCCGGATGTTGCTCGGCCAATAACTCAAATTTTCTGTATTGCTTTTTGTACCAGTGGGTCGCCTTAGGGTCAACATAACATTGCCAGGTATGCACATAAAAGTCTGGAAAATAATGATGAGTCAATCCGTCATCAGCAACATATGGTATCTTACCGTGATGGCACTCAAATGTTAATGTATTCTCGTCGAGAAATTTTATGAATGCAAGTTCATATTTTCCTTGCACCTTGTAAGTTACACCCGATGAGTGGGTATAATCGTACCACTTGGTGTATCCCATTTGTAAACCCAACAATTGGGAATTATCATATGCCCCGCGGGCCCAGGCATCTATAGATCCTTGTTTGAATTTAAACCGAAATTCGGGATCTTGCATTAGCACTGACCTGGTTGCAGAAACTTTAGCCCTTACATCTGCACGTTTCATGGCATTTTTTTCACCAAGATTGACACCTTTCATAGCCTGCGATAATCGCTCCCTAACTACAGGATTCTGATATGCGTCCCGGACTCCCTTTGTCATTTTTTCAATTCGTGCAGGTTGATTATTTTGCAGCGCTTGCCAACATTTGTTACAAAAATCCTGTGAGAATAATGGATTTTTTTGCATTTTAGCATAATGCGATTTAGTGCGAGTGTGCAGCTTGTTACAGCAGTCACAAATTAACTCTACCATTGTTTCTTGAACTGTAGTTGTTTTTCCAGTTTTTTTGGCAGTCCACGAGTACGATTTTTTGAATTCTTGCATTTTCATACAATTATTTAGTACAGAATTAAAAATATACATAGCAAGCGCCTGCATTACCCAATCTTATACAATTTATCTGTTTCTAAAATTTCTTCTGCTTTGACAATAATCCTGGTTCCGTTGCGCAACACAGGAATTAAATGTTCCGGAGTTGTTAATAATTCGTCCCCGTCATCTGTGGTAAATTTAATTAATTCTCCAGTATAATCTCGGCAGGTAACAATGTCAATTTTTTTCTGGTCTCGAATCCGGCATGAATAATTTACAGAATCAACAAGCCGAATCTTTTCAGAATCCGAGCAGTATTCTGTGTACAAATCTTTCATTGTAATAGCAACACCATTTACAGTAACTTTAAATTCGGGTAACACACAAGCACCAGCATCGCCCATACCTGCTGTCATGTACTTGGGTCCCATGATACGCATAGTGCTACGAGCCAATGCATCAGTTACCACGTCCACATCAATGTTGCCAATCTTCATAGCAAAGTCTTGGATCATGTTTACCAGTCCAACTTTGGCACTGATAAATGTATTGTAGAAGATTTTGATTGCTTCGCATTCGTCCCATGTGCCAATTTCGTAGCGCGGGCTGTTTTGCATGATCTGTTTGTAGATGTCTACTAGCTCGGATGCGACACCGTTCCAGTTTCCGTCTTCGGTACCAATCATAATCATTTCTGGGTTGGCCATATCCCATTTGACAGAGCCCATGGCAATCAAGTATGGATTGTATAAAAATTGATGTTGGTTGTCCAACAAGTTTATAAAGTGTCTGCGGGTTGTGCCAGGCAACACTGTGCTGATCAGTACGACCTTTTTGGGACCGGTGGCATACTGATTAATTTTGTTGATGGCATCTTTCACAGCATCGTGTCCAAAATCTTTGGGCGTCATGTGGCTACTGGGCACACTACCATCGTAGCCTTCTTCGTGTGGTGTTGGAACAGCAATAAATATCCATTCACTTTCGTTTACAGTTTCTTCGATGCCACAAACTTTTATTAGGTCACTGGTTCTTGGGTAAATATCATAACCCCGGACTGTGAACTTTTCTGCCATGACTTCTGCACAGTCCAGTCCCAATTTACCAATGCCAATAAAGCCTATATTTTTCATATTATGAGTGTTCCGTTAGATCGATTATACCACTACATCCAAGGGGTCGCCGAAGAAGTATATGGTGATTGTGTATTAATTTATCGCTTTGCGCCGCATGGATCAAAAAAAATTGAAGATTTAGTATCTCTTACAGTACAAGGACCACTGATAAGTTTGCAGTACCCGCAATTGTATTGTAACGACCAAGAACCACTTAATTACGACTTCTATCAAAAAAATACTTACTCAGCGATTGCCAAAATGCATGATAAAGTACCTGGAATAAATCTAAGAATATTTCCATATAATATATACGATAAATGTTTATTGTTGCACAGTGAAAAATATTCAATTGATGTTCAAAAATATAGAGATAGTCATTTTATTCCTGTGTACTACTGGGCTCATGCTATTATTGCACTAGACTGGTTTCGTTATGCAAAGAATATTAATATAGAATCCAGCAGTACACAAAAACAATTCTTGATATACAATCGTGCATGGAGCGGCACAAGAGAATACAGACTTAAATTTGTAGAGCTGTTGCAACAAAATAACTTGGTAAACGAATGTCAATCATCAGTTAACCCTGTTGATCAGGAACACAATATTCACTTTTCTGAACATGTGTTTAACAATGCGTTATTCAAACCGTTGACTGATTTACAGGATACATTTCCTATAACAACTGCGTCAAGTCATGCAAGCGCAGATTTTACCATCAACGATTATGCTAGTACAAAGATTGAAGTAGTTTTAGAAACACTATTTGATGACACTAGAATACAGTTGACCGAAAAAATACTCAGACCTATTGCTTGCGAACATCCGTTTATATTAGCATCTGCTGCCGGTAGTTTAGAATATTTAAGGAACTACGGGTTTAAAACGTTTGGCGGAATCATTGATGAATCTTACGACTCCGAAGCTAACCCTATTGCAAGACTACATCTGATTGTTAAAGCAATGAAAGATATTACCCAGTGGTCCGGAGAGGAACAACTTGATAATTGGAAAAAAATTAAAGAAATTGCAGCTTATAATAAAAAATACTTTTTTAGCGATGTATTTTTCAAGTTGATAGTTGAAGAATTAAAATGCAATTTAAAACAGGGACTTATTGAGGTAGAAGAAACTAATACCAGCAAAAACTTTCTTTCGTTACGAAAGAAATTTTTTACAACTCTGAAATTTAGCCCATCTTTAAAACAGTACCTGTTGCTCAACAAAACAAGGATTATATATATTTTACTCAAGGCCAGAGGCTACTACAATCGTTACATAAGATCTTTAAAATAAGTTAAATACTACACCACGGAGTAGTATATGCGTAAATTATTATTGTTATGTGCAATGGCTGTTCCGCTAGTGGCATTTGCGGAACAGGTCAGATTGAACAAAGAAGTTGTTTGCAACGATGCAAATGTGGTATTTCCAGCGCTTGCCAAGTTTGATGAGCAACCAATGTGTGTTGGTACTTTGACAGCGTCAACAGTTGTCTTTATGGTCAATGTTGAAACACAATCATGGACTATTGTGCAAACCGACGGTAACGTTGCATGTGTGATCGATATTGGTGAGGGATTTAAGTTTCAGATTCCCCAACCCAGTCCCGATAAAATGGTACTAAAATGATGCACCCCGTGTTGCTATCAACACAAAGAATAACCAGCCAAACCAGCCAACAAATGCCAACGCCAATACAATCACAGTGGAGTTGACGCAGAACCATAAGAACTCTCTGCGGCGACGTGCTTGTTGGTAAATCATTTTTTCACGGTGAGCTTTGATTTTTCTGCGTTCCAGAATAAATTCTTCGTATGAATCTGGCGGGCCATACCATTTGAACATTTCTCGTATGTCTTTTTCTTGCTGGGCCAGTTTCATACGAACCGTCACAGCATCCAATGCAGCAGCAGTATCGTTTTTGAAGCTCAGGGTCTTAAAAATACTTTGTGTAGCATCTTGTTGTTTACACCACTCTTGCAGGTCAGATGTGGCAACGGCCCATTTTCCCAATTGCGCAAATACATCTTCAATCTCACGGCCGTGCTCGATCAATTTCTTAACGCCATTGAATGCTGTTGACGCTGCTGCTAGTAAGGTAATTGGATCCATATGTTGCTTGCTTTTCTTAAATTTTTACTTTACAACCAAAACATAACACGCTGCACGTACTTTTCGGCCACCGGGCGGGGCTTGTACGTTTACAGTCTTTACTATAGTCATGCATGTTTTTTCACTGTCAACTGGCATTGTGTCAATGACATATGCTGTTCCGTTGTTGACTATCGTAAAAAAATATACTATAAATGTATTCATGAATCAATTGTACTGGGATTTTTCATCCTCTTGTTGTGTTGCAAGCAATCTTTACGCTCAATTATATTTACATAGAAGGTTATAATTATTAAGTTGGGTTATTCGGTAAACTGGCTGCATTGTCACAAAATTGTAACAATTGATCACTTAAATATTTGTGTAATTTAACACAAAGGAGTATTACACAAATGAACAAACTATTAGCGGCACTGGTTGTCACTTTATCAACAACCGCGTATGCACAAAATATAACAGGAGCTGGAGCCAGCTTCCCAGCACCGGTCTACTTTAAATGGGCAGAGGCATACAGAGCAGAAACAGGCAATGCAATTAACTATCAGTCAATTGGTTCAAGCGGTGGTATCAAACAAATTGACAAGAAGACGGTAGACTTTGGTGCAAGTGACGTTGCTCGTAGTCAAGAAGAATTAGACAAGATGGGACAGGTACAGTTCCCAATGGTCATGGGCGGAGTTGTTGTAGTTGTTAACCTACCGGGTGTAGAGTCCAATCAACTCAACTTGACATTGAAGCAGACGGCAGATATTTTCTCTGGTACTGTCACTAAGTGGAAAGACGTTGCTTCCGGACTACCCGACAGTGCAATTGCTATTGTTCATCGGGCCGACGGTTCAGGAACCACAGCAATCTTTACCGGCTACTTGTCAGCAGCATCAGCAGACTTTAAAGCTAAGATTGGTGAAGGTAAAGCGGTCAAGTGGCAAGGCAATACTGTAGGCGGCAAAGGTAATGCTGGTGTTGCAGCAATGGTTGGGCAGATCAAAGGTGCTATCGGTTATGTTGAATATGCATACGCAAAACAAAACGGATTGACAACTACAAAGATTAATGGAGTTGAGCCTAGTGCAGCAGCATTTAAGAGTGGCGAGTGGGCACTAACAGCATCTACATTCATTATTGTTTACCCCAACGGCGAGCGAACAAAAGATGTTTACAAATTCTTTGACTGGTGCTACAACAACGATGCTATTGCAGAGTCATTGGACTATGTTGCACTAAGCGACAAAATCAAAGCAGAATCTAGAGATCTTTGGGCAAAGTAATTTTAAAATAAACCGGCTGCAACGATTGAGCAGTGCTGGAACTCGTAACCAGCAACTAAGAAATAACTTTGACTTTGACTTTGAGTTGGTTGTTTGTACGGATAGCAGTGTCAAGCATTGTCATATCAACATTGGCTTGTTTGGCAATAACTGCCAATGCTTCAGTATCCTTGGGAAAGCATGCACCACCAAATCCCAATTCACCGTCAAGCCCTGGCACAGCCCAGTGTGTGTTTCCTAATCTAGAATCAGTTTTGGCAATAGAACTTACAGTTTCCCAATCCATCCCAGTTGAATCTGCTAGTTTAGCAAATTCGTTGTTCATCACAACTTTCATAGCCAGCATGGTATTGGCCATGTACTTGAAGAAACTTGCTTCTGCAATTGAACAGTATTCGATGTTGACACGATCAAAGTTGACAGCGCTGGCCAACAGAATACATGCAATTTCATCACGCAATTCTGTCTTGCAGCCCACAACAATTTTGTAAGGGTTTACATAATCGTACTTTGCCCTGGCTTGTGTCAGGAATTCTGGCACATGTGCAATGCGCAGTCCTGCAGTGGCCTCTGCCAAGGTATACCAAGCTGGTGGCGCAGTTGATTTTACAACAACAACACCATTATAACCGGCCAATTTAACCAGCACACTGTCTGCAATACTTGTGTCACAGCCCGATGGACCACTGGGTGTCGGAACACATACAAAAATAACTGCACACTGACTTTTCAGTTTGCCAACATCAACTGATATATCTGGGTATGCTGGGTCTGCAATCATAACATCACTTTCAGGATAACTGGCTGCAACAGCAGAGCCTACATATCCAAACCCAACAATACCTATTTTCATGCTGTGTGTTTTTCTATAATCCCGTCCCACAAATCGCCAGGATCATTTTCCATGTGCATGTTGAGTCTGGTGCGTAGGTCTTCGTAGAAAGAATCTAGCTCTTTGTTCCAGCAGCCAACCAAATGGTCCAATGCTTCGTTGCAATAGTTCCAGTTGCGAGTACGATAACTTTCCATCAATCCGTTGTGTAGATTTTTATTGCTCTGGGTCAACTGTATTTCTCCAATAGGGATTGTTTCAACCACACAGTACGCTTTTACTTCTTTGTTCTCGGGCACTATGCGAAACGTATCTAGTTCTAGTACAGTGTACTTTTTTTGATACTCTTCTAACTGTTCTGGGTCAATAATAATGTTCATGTTATAATTCCTTTTAAATATGTATCATGCAATTCAATTTTGATTTAATTTCCGACCTTCATTTGGGTCCACACGAAACCTTTGACTGGACCGGGCAAGCAACCAGTTCCGTTTGTATTGTAGCCGGAGATATTTCCCGCGACATAGAAACTGTCAAAGAAACACTCAAACATCTGGGAAAATGTTATCAAGCAGTGTTTTATATAGACGGTAATAACGAGCACAGGCATAATTTAAATATGCTCGATATTAGTTATGATATGCTTGAGGACGAGCTGATCGACATGCCCAACGTTGTGTTCTTGCATAATAATTGTGTAATTGTTGATGGTGTTGCTATCATAGGCACCAACGGTTGGTGGACATGGGACTTTGATGATCAAATCGACGACGAGCAAAGCAAGTTATGGTGGATGGATGCTATGAAGGCCAGTTACAGCACAACCAACGACATTATTGATTTGGCACATAACGACACGGCGTATTTGATTAGTAGTGTGAAACGTTTGCAAGAACATCAAGGTGTTAAACGTATTGTTATTGTCACGCATACTGTTCCAACAAAAGAACTGATTGAACACGATGTTGAGTTGAGCGATACTTACAAGTTTAACAAAATGGGCAATTCACTTATGTCGTTGGTATTCGACGAAGACACCGAAGGCAAAATAGACACATGGTGTTTTGGTCACTATCATAATTCAATAGATCGCGACATCAACGGGGTACACTATATTAACAACTGTAAGGGACGGAAGGACGACGCCGAATGGATTCCGGCTTATTATCCTAAACGCATCACTATTGATTATTAAACAACTGTTGCAGGTTCCAGTTTGATCTGCAATGGGTAATCTTTATTACGAGCATCTACTGTGACTTCGATTCCCTTTTGTTCAGCAATCTCGTATGGCAAAACAGCCACCACAGCCGACCCAGCGTTGTGAATATCTTCTGTAATTGAAACAGCAGTGTCTGCTGTGTAATCAAAATGTGTGATCAAACTTTCAACCACAAAATCTACAGATGTCTTGCTGTCATTCAAGTAGATAATCTTAAACAACGGTGGCTCGCGTAATTCTATTTGTGTTTTTGTTACTGCGTTAATATCTGGAGATGACATGGTATATCCTTGTATTATAAATGGCAACACACTAAGTGTGTTGCCATTGTACTTATGACTGCTACTGTTATATTACTTTGTGTGAGTGATAGCAATACTCTTTGGCTTAGATTCTTCTGGAATTTCACGTTTTAAATAAACATTCAGAATACCCAATTCAAGATGAGCATTGACAATTTCCACATGGTCAGCCAATTGAAATTCCCTGCGG